ATTTCAGTCACCGGCAAAGAGCTGCCGTTTAAGACTGATATTAAGCCGGTGATTGCTAAAACTTCTAATGAAGTCACGGCGCTCATTCAGAAGAGTAAGAAGTCCATAGTAGTGGTGGATGATGTTAATTACATCTTCACACGGCAGGTATTTGGCCGCTCACAAGAAAAAGACCAATTCCAGGTATTCCGCGATATTGGCAACGATTTCTATAAGCTCATGGAAACAATCATCAATAAGCCAACAGAGCAGAATATCTACCTGTTTGGCCATATTGAACTGAACGACCATAATCTAGTACAGCTTAAGACTGCCGGTAATACGATTAGAAATAATATTGCACCGGAGGGGCTAACTAATATTGTGCTGGAATCAGTAAATGACTTGGGTGAGTTCGTATTTAAAGTACGATCAGACGGTTCAGGTGTTAAGTCACCAATGGATATGTTTGAAGATAATACTATCCCAAATGATTTAAAATTAGTAAACGATAAAGTAAATGCTTATTACAAAGGAGCAAAATAATGGTATTCAATACACTTGAGGAATTTCACAAATACGTTTCCGCTAACAGTGATGAGAGTAAATTCATTACAGATATTAAGCTTAACCGTAAACCTATTATCAATATCCATTGGCAAAATGGTGGTACGGCTACTAGTCCAAAGAACGGTGCATTTTTAGAAGAAGTATTAGCAGTAGTCTATGCTCAACTTGCAGCGCTTAACAGAGAATTTCCTTGCCGTGAAAATTCATTAGCTCTTACTAAGATTGAAGAGGCTGTTTTATGGCTAGCACAGCGTAAGGCTGAACGCGAAAATCGTAATGTTTATGGTAAGGATAAAAAATAATGGATGATGCCGGTATTGATTTGTTTCGTAGATGGCTAGGCCGTGATCCACGAGTTCAATTAGAATGGACTTCACGTAATTCATTCAGGCTTACCGAAAGCATTTATAGTGATGAAGGTTTAACAGTTAAAACAAGAGAATTTAAATTAGAGGAGCAGAAATAATGGGTTTATTTGATGATGTACTAGATAACGTAGGTGAACCGTACAAAGGCGGTGGCGGTAATGGGTTCGAGTATGGCACTCACGAAGTCGTGATTGGTACGGCTGAGTCTAAAGAAAAGAAAACCAAGAGCGTGGACGCTGCAGCTGCTATTGAAGTGGTAGTGTTTGCCGAAGATGATAATGAAAAATCTGCTACTTGCACACTCTGGTTCCATACCGAAGGTGCGGCCAAGATGTCAGTTACTAAGGTACTAGGTTTGATTGTGCATAGCGTTGGTGAAGAGAAAAAAGATAAGGTACGTGAGCTTGGTAAGAAATTGTTTGGTGCGATTGATGATCCTAAAAAGGCTCGTGACGTTGCAGCCAAGTTAATCCAAGACCGGCTTATTGGCAAGAAAGCATATCTAGTTGCTGAACCACAAGGCAAATACACCACTACCTCTTACGGTGACTTATGGCACTATGAGGCTGAACCACAGGGTGAGAAAAAACTAGATGATTCGATTGATCTATCTCAGGCCGGTGATGTTAAAGCAGAAGACATACCTAATTTTGAAGATGATGGAGACGATTTGTAATGACTGAACGTAAACGAATTAAGAATGAGGGGTTTGTTGGCTTACAGCTAACTCCTGATTTGATTAAGAAATTGGATGCAAAAGCGAAAGCTACTACACTAAACCGTAGTCAGATTGTACGCATGGCGCTCATTGAATATTTGAAATAGAAATAGCGTAGGGTAACTGCTTTTGCACCATAGGTATAGCGTGGTGCAAAAGCTTTAGCATAGGGGTAGAATAAGGGTTACACATGATAAAAAAAGATGATGAACTTCTAAAGGCTGATCCGGCTGACCTCACGAATACTGAGGAGAAGATGTCGCTTAAAGCGCGTCAAGCTAAGGCTATTACAGCTAAATATCGGATTGTGCGGTTCAGGGGTGCGGTGCTTTATCGGGCTGATGCTGGATGGGAGCCGTTATCTTATGATGAATTTGCTCGTATCTGTTACACCGTACACGGTGCTAGCATACGCCAGACTCAGATTAAAGACCTGCAGCACTTATTCTTCACTAGCTCAGATGATCTAACTAAATACGCTCATTACATAGCTATGCCGGATGGCAAGGTATGGAATATGAAAAAGCTTAAGTTCAGTGATGACGTATCACCAGAAGATTGTGTTTATACTACAGCCGTCAATCCTACTGATGGCAAGACACACCGTAAGTGGCTAGAGGAAGTTACCAAAGGTGATAAGAAACTGGCTGATGACATTATTAAAGCAATTGCGCCGGTGTTTATGCACAAAAAGCCATTCGGTGTGTTCTGGTTCTTAGGTAATGGTGCCAATGGTAAATCAACTACGCTTAAGGCGCTCTATGCAATATTTGGTAGTGATGCGCCGTATACACATAACCGGTGGTTCAGCCAGCTAACAGTCAAACAGATTGAGGATGAGCGTGATACGCCAATGATAAACGGCAAGCTAGGCAACATCTGTCTTGAATCTAATGACGGCCACATTAAAGACACTGGTGGTTATAAGAATTTGGCCGAGCATAGTACATTTACAGTACACCGATTTAATAGCCAGGATGGTGCGCCGGTTGACGGCAACGTACACACTATATTCAACGCTAATAACATACCTACCTTTGCTGATAAAACTCAAGGTGTACGCCGCCGTACATTTACCATTCCATTCAGAGCCTCATTCCCACAAGACAGCACGTTTGATGAGAAACTATTTGCTAAGGAAAACTTCTTATCAGATTTATTAGGTGAAATACTACTTACGACTAACAAGATTGCTAAAGCCGGTTATAGCTATGACTTTAGTGAACAAACACTACTGGCCAAGCAGGATTATGACGAAGAGGTTAATACGGCTGAAACGTACTTTGAAGAATTACTTAGAACTGATGTATGGGGCTTTACGAACTTCACAGATCTTACGAAAGACTATCAGCGCTGGTGTGATGAACGGAGCTTTACAGCACTAGGTAAGAAAAGCGTATCTCATGCAGCCAAGATAACAGGTTACGAACGCAAATCATTCCGTTTAGGTGAGGATAATAAGTTGGTTACGCGCTATGTATGCGAAAAATGGGATCCAGAAGAATTGATAGAGATACCACAGCGTTGGGGTATGTTCCAGAAAGTTGATAGTGATGTTGAGCTGATTGAATCTGAAAATACTCTTGACAAGACGTATGACAAATTGATTAGCTTACTGTAATGCCTACGCTTAAACAAAGATTTGAAGAATTAATCCATCTGAATTGGACAGAATTTATTGCGCTTGAGGAAGATAAGGGCGCTAGTGTTGATGACACTGTACTCTGTTCATTAATCCGTACCTGCGCTGAAACTGATGATATTTCTGCTATCAAGCTAGCGTTTGACCGTATAGACGGCTTACTCGAAACTCCAATAGAGATTAAGGTGCCAAAATTCTACACCAGATTTGTTAAAGCTAAGGAAATTGAACCAGGTGCAAAGCAACTGGAGGCTCCAGAAGACACTAAAAAAGCAGATAAGAGTGATTATGACCCTGCGACTGCTAAACTGCGTGAAACACTACGAGAAATGCGTAGTATGCCGCGTGATGTGATACGCGTAGTGCGACTTTATAAGAATCGTATTGAAAAAGGCCGTCCGGTTGAACACGCTCCTAAAGTTAAGTCCGTTATAGTGGCTAACCTGTTAAAAAATGTCACCAAAGGGCGATTTAAAGCTGTTGAGTTAGTGTTTGACCAGATTGACGGTAAGCTTACACGTACCATTAGCTTGCTTGGCGGTGATGACGTATATGTTGATGACTACACCACACTAGTTGCACCGGCACACGCTACCCTAGATGACAAAGGTGTTTATATAGCCGAAGATAAGCTGATGACTAGCGCCTGGTTACGTGGATTTGCTCAGAGTCAGAAGGGATTAGAGATATTGGCCGAGGGGCTAGAAGATGAGTACTGAGTCTACATTACAAGCTAAGATCCGTACCTACCTTAAGTTTAAGGGTTGCTATGTTTTGAAAACTAGGCCAGATGCACGCGGCGGTGCTCCTACTGGATGCCCTGATGTTTTCTTTTTTAAAGAGGGATTTTGGGGAGCTATTGAAGTTAAAGCATCACCGAAGGCACCATATAAAACACTCCAGAAAGAAACACTTGCAAAACTTGATGGTTGGTCTTGGGCCAAGCGTGTTGATCCTAGTAATTGGCCAGTAATAAAAG